TACTGATTACGACTTTGAAGCGTCAGGACTATCTAGCATACTAGATGTTCTCGCTTATAATACTCATGTAAATGGCCTGATTGCTAACATGGCTGTCAATGAGTCATTCATTAATACAGCACAACTTCGTACTTCGGTGGTTAACCATGCGGAACTTTTAGGGTATTTACCTAAGTCTCGAACTGCGTCATCAGCTGAAGTTAAAATGTCAGTAATCATTCCTAATGGCCCTGATATAATCTCCCTACCGAGAGGTACAGAATTATTTGCTAATTACGATGATATACTATATTCATTTAAAACTTCCAGCGAATATACTTCTAGAAAGTCAGGTGACCAGTATATCTTTCAAACGGCAGAAGGTAGTGAAATTATAACCGTTTATGAAGGAGATATTAAAACTAAGAACTTCTTAGTAGGTAACTCTACTGATGATAACGTATATGTTATTGAAGATGAAACAATTGATATAGACAGTATGGAAGTTCAAGTCTTTAGTGACTGGACTGGCGTAGATAGTTTAAACTACACTCATATCGATAAAGTATCTACTGTTGATAGGAACTCTCACATCTATATGTTGCGTGAGTCGTCCAATGGTTTTTATGAGATTTATTTTGGTGGTGGTAGAATCCTAGGTAATAGTCCTATTGCGGGTAACCGTATACAAATAAAGTATCGTTCCTCGCGAGGAGCGGAACCTAATGGCGCATCTGTATTCACTACGTCACAGATTAGTTACTTGAGTAACTTTTACTCAGTTAATCTTACCACTATTACTCCAGCTAATGGAGGTTCCGCCAGAGAATCCACTTCGTCAATCAAGTTGAACGCACCTCGTGGGTTTACTTCACAACAAAGATTAGTTACTGCGAATGACTATAGTACGTTAATATTCCAGAAATTCTCACCTTTTATCAGGGATGTTTTCTGTTGGGGTGGTAACGATAATCAACCTCCACAGTACGGTAAGGTATTTGTAAGTCTTAATTTTATTGACGGAATCAGTGAGTTTGCTCAAGAAACTGTTAAGAGTAGCATTAAAGACGACTTGACTTCTAAGTTGTCTATTATGTCTATCGACACTGAGTTTGTTGACCCAGAGACCACATACCTTGAATTACGCACAGTTTTCCAAGTAGACCAAACCAAGAATATTTCTTCTGTCGAAACGCTTCAAGCATTAGTGGGTGTCATCGTGGATGACCATGTGTCCGCCAATCTAGAGAAGTTTAATTCCACATTCAGACGTTCTAATTTATTGACCGAAATTGATAACATATCAGAGTATATAATTAACTCTAGAATGGATGTTAAATTGCAGCAACGTATTCCAGTCTCCGCAGAAATCGCGACGATTGAATCTGCGACAGGTCAACTTGTTTCCGAAATAACCAGAAACTGGTCATTAAATTTCCCAGTTATATTGGCTAACCCAGATAAAGATGACTATATTATAACGTCCACTGGTTTTAAGTGGCAGGGACAGAATGTTAGTATTAAAAACCAACTAGGTTCCACTCGACTACAGTTAGTTGACCTGAATAATATAGTTAAAATAGATAACATCGGCACGTATGATCCAGCTAAGGGTGAGGTATCCCTAATTGCGCTGTCAATCGATAAAGATTCTTATGTAGGCGGTTCTATTAAAATAAGTGCTACACCTGCTAACCAGAGTACAGTTAAACCTTTACGTAACTATGTAATATCATTAGATAAATCATTATCAACTACACAGGCTGTGTTGGACGATGGTACAACTAGGGTTTCTCTATAATGGCTCAAATTAGAGGAAAGGAAATTTATCGGCCGAGTTTCCATGCTCCCATAGTAAAGGGCGTTCTTCCTGAATTCTATCAAACCGAATATCCAAGATTGGTAGAATTTCTAGAGAAGTACTATGAGTATCAGGAAGAACAGGGTTTAGCGACATTCAGTGAACAGATTTATGATTTGTTCAATGCTCGCGATATATCACATGTCAATCTAATAAATTTAGATACCTTAATATCAGAGATAAGTGATGGGCTGACAAGAGAATCGTTTCATCCCCAGCAAGACGCTAGGTTGATGACTCGGTTACTGGCTGATTTCTATCGCTCTAAAGGTACTGTGTTATCGGTAAACGAATTCTTCAAAGCATTCTTTGACGAGGATGTTGAGGTCGTATACCCTAAAAATAATATATTCATTTTAAATGATCGGCCAGGCAACTCTTTAATAGGGCCTGCGTCCCTGAAGTATATTCAGGACGATAAGAAATATCAGATATTTTCGATTCTTTTGAAAACAGGTATGTCATTGAATGACTATGAAAGTTTTTATAAGAAGATGGTACACCCCGCAGGATGGTATCTTTCTGCGGAAGTACAGACATTAAGTGAAGCACAAGTTTATTTGAAAGCGGGCGAAACAACCGACCCACTAGAAACACCTAATTATGCTATCGAGATACAGACAACACCCACATACGTAGACCTACGACCTACATACTCTTTGCTTGTTATGGAAGAGAATGACCCCGTAGATGCGAGAACTCAAACACAGAAAGACGCCGGAGAAGGTATTCTTATAAGTTCTTTAGAAACTCTAGAGAAATATGACGGTATCACTCTTCAACAGATTGTAGACGATTTCAACGATAGTATCGCAGAGTGGGTTGGTGTTAAACCACCTACACTAGACGATGGTGGTCTGGATGCGTCGCAGGACTATGAAACTATGGATGCGGGTGAAGGCGGTGGATAATAAAAAAGGAAATAGAGCACAATGACTCGGCAAATTATTAATACAGGCGCAGCGGTTAATGACGGAAAGGGTGATACTCTAAGAGACGCCTCCTCTAAAATTAATGCCAACTTCCAAGAGATGTTCTCGCTCATTGATATGAGCGCAGAGGGCACTATTACCCCAGAATTTATTTCGGGGTATATTGATAGTTCAGTTAGCACTTATCTAGGTGGGGTGAATACTCAAACTATTCTTGATAATCAAAGCAATATCAATTATCTTGATGACCGCGTCACACAACACGATAATATTCTCGTGGGATTGAATTCTGAAACTACTGGTTTACAATACTCGATTGATTTAATTAACTATACTATCGAGAATACTCAGATTGGTGACACAGGGCCTCAGGGCCCGCAAGGTGTTCAAGGTGAAATTGGTTCTCAAGGTAGTCAAGGAATTATTGGCCCACAAGGCCCTATCGGTATTCAGGGTATTCAGGGTTCAGTTGGTAACCAAGGTGTTCAAGGTAACGTCGGAGAGATCGGGCCTCAGGGTATTCGTGGTAACACTGGTGTCCAAGGTGTTCAAGGTAACGTTGGAGAACTTGGTGCTCAAGGAGCTCAAGGTGCTACTGGTGTCCAAGGTATTCAGGGTAATGTCGGGGAGATTGGTGCTCAGGGAGAGCAGGGAGCACAAGGTGCTACTGGTCTTCAAGGTAATGTTGGAGAAATTGGAGCACAAGGTGTCCAAGGTTCTCAGGGTGCTACTGGTCTTCAAGGTAACGTAGGCCCTATCGGCGTTCAAGGTGTTCAAGGCGCAATTGGTGCTACTGGTGTCCAAGGTAATGTTGGAGAAATTGGAGCACAAGGTGCTCAGGGTTCGACTGGTGTCCAAGGTATCCAAGGTAACGTTGGTGAAATTGGTGCCCAAGGAGAGCAGGGAGCACAAGGTGAACAAGGACTACAGGGTAACGTTGGTGAAGTTGGTGCTCAGGGCGCAGTAGGTGCTCAAGGTGAGCAAGGACTTCAAGGTAACGTAGGGCCTATAGGTGTTCAAGGTGTTCAAGGTTCCGCTGGTGCTACTGGTGTCCAAGGTAATGTTGGTGAAGTTGGAGCACAAGGTGTCCAAGGTTCTCAGGGTTCTATTGGTCTTCAAGGTAACGTTGGTGAAGTAGGCGCACAAGGTGCTGATGGCCCTCAAGGTTCAATTGGTATCCAAGGTAACGTTGGTGAAGTTGGAGCACAAGGTGCTGATGGCCCTCAAGGTTCAATTGGTCTTCAAGGTAATGTTGGTGAAGTTGGAGCACAAGGTGCTACAGGTTCTCAGGGTTCAGTAGGTATCCAAGGTAACGTTGGTGAAGTTGGTGCTCAGGGCGCAGTAGGTGCTCAAGGTTCTATCGGTCTTCAAGGTAATGTCGGTGAAGTTGGAGCACAAGGTGCTACAGGTTCCGTTGGTGCTACTGGTGTTCAAGGTAATGTTGGTGAAGTTGGTGCTCAGGGCGCAGTAGGTTCTCAGGGAGAACAAGGTGCTCAGGGTGCCCG